ATGGCACTGAATATTCCATTCAGAAATGCGTACTATCGTTTTGCATCCAGTTACTCATTTCTCTTTTTTATTTCCTGGTCGCTGTGGTGGTCGTTATACGCTATTTGGCTGAAAGGACATCTAGGGTTGACAGGGACGGAATTAGGTACACTTTATTCGGTCAACCAGTTTACCAGCATTCTATTTATGATGTTCTACGGCATCGTTCAGGATAAACTCGGTCTGAAGAAACCGCTCATCTGGTGTATGAGTTTCATCCTGGTCTTGACCGGACCGTTTATGATTTACGTTTATGAACCGTTACTGCAAAGCAATTTTTCTGTAGGTCTAATTCTGGGGGCGCTATTTTTTGGCTTGGGGTATCTGGCGGGATGCGGTTTGCTTGATAGCTTCACCGAAAAAATGGCGCGAAATTTTCATTTCGAATATGGAACAGCGCGCGCCTGGGGATCTTTTGGCTATGCTATTGGCGCGTTCTTTGCCGGCATATTTTTTAGTATCAGTCCCCATATCAACTTCTGGTTGGTCTCGCTATTTGGCGCTGTATTTATGATGATCAACATGCGTTTTAAAGATAAGGATCACCAGTGCGTAGCGGCAGATGCGGGAGGGGTAAAAAAAGAGGATTTTATCGCAGTTTTCAAGGATCGAAACTTCTGGGTTTTCGTCATATTTATTGTGGGGACGTGGTCTTTCTATAACATTTTTGATCAACAACTTTTTCCTGTCTTTTATGCAGGTTTATTCGAATCACACGATGTAGGAACGCGCCTGTATGGTTATCTCAACTCATTCCAGGTGGTACTCGAAGCGCTGTGCATGGCGATTATTCCTTTCTTTGTGAATCGGGTAGGGCCAAAAAATGCATTACTTATCGGAGTTGTGATTATGGCGTTGCGTATCCTTTCCTGCGCGCTGTTCGTTAACCCCTGGATTATTTCATTAGTGAAGTTGTTACATGCCATTGAGGTTCCACTTTGTGTCATATCCGTCTTCAAATACAGCGTGGCAAACTTTGATAAGCGCCTGTCGTCGACGATCTTTCTGATTGGTTTTCAAATTGCCAGTTCGCTTGGGATTGTGCTGCTTTCAACGCCGACTGGGATACTCTTTGACCACGCAGGCTACCAGACAGTTTTCTTCGCAATTTCGGGTATTGTCTGCCTGATGTTGCTATTTGGCATTTTCTTCTTGAGTAAAAAACGCGAGCAAATAGTTATGGAAACGCCTGTACCTTCAGCAATATAGACGTAAACTTTTTCCGGTTGTTGTCGATAGCTCTATATCCCTCAACCGGAAAATAATAATAGTAAAATGCTTAGCCCTGCTAATAATCGCCTAATCCAAACGCCTCATTCATGTTCTGGTACAGTCGCTCAAATGTACTTCAGATGCGCGGTTCGCTGATTTCCAGGACATTGTCGTCATTCAGTGACCTGTCCCGTGTATCACGGTCCTGCGAATTCATCAAGGAATGCATTGCGGAGTGAAGTATCGAGTCACGCCATATTTCGCTATCAGGATTCTGTGTGATGGTTACATCGCCCGGCCCAGGGCTGTTTAGTCATCAGCGCTTTCTGACAGTGCTGAGATTTCAACCTGTTGCAGTAAAAATGAGTAGATATAAGGCAAGTGTGCTGCCAAACCCATCTTTTACGGGGTGAAGGTAGATTTCGTTTGAAGGGTATCTGGTGTCCCCTGCAGACATCTACTTGAAGCGGCAGGGGATTGATTGGAATGGTGTTTTTTAGGTGTGAGAAATATTTTACCCGCTATTTTACCCATTGGCGCGGCTTAAGAGCTTATTTTTGAATTCACAATGGTCACGATATAACCATCTTGCTCGCCCGTGGATAACTTTGGCTTTTGGCAGGTCGCCGGACTTAATCCGGTCGTAGATGAAGGTTTTACCAAAGCCAGTATCAGCCATGATGAATTTCAAATCAACCAGGGAATCAGGCTGTAGTTCGTGTTGCATGAGTGCTATCTCCGAATAGGGAATCGAACCTGCAAATCAGGTAATAAAAAAACCGCATTGATGCGGCGATGGTAGGTCTGGATATCTTGATAAATGAAAATGCCTCATCGAGTGTGAGGCGGGTTAGTCCTTGCGTAGCTCGCTGATTCTTCTGTAAGTCTCTGGTGCTTTGTTCCCGTACGTCTTCATTTCAGACTTCAACAGAGCAACGAGTGAATCCCATTCGTTGAGGATTCCTTTGAATGCCGGAACGCGCTTTGCAACCTTGTCGAATGAATCTCTGATTTCTGGAATCTGCTCAACAAGTGCAACGCATCGCCGAAAGTCTGCTGCGTCATGGGGAGCGCCGAAGTGATGACCATAGATATTCTTTTTCAGGCCACATGCGATTGAGGCAAGAGTTGCGCTACTGATGCCGACATCGCCAGTTGATTGCCATTTCAAAACCTTCATAGCCAAATCTGACATTTCTTGTCTCCATAAAACAAAACTCGCCGTAGCGAGCTCAGATAAAAGAAATCCCCGTCAGTGCGAGGATGCTGTTCATTGCTGCTATACACTTTTTTGCTCTCAACGTAAGCGGTAGCTCATTCTGTTGGGTTGGTGCAGTTGCTTTTAGGAAATGCTATTTACCCCTTAAACGTCGGCTGAAAGAGCTAAAATCCATGCAAAAAATTTACGCAATTTTGTGTATTATTGTGCAGTAAGTAATGAGCTATTTTCTGCGCAAAAAATGGATGGTAAATTTGTCCGGGGCAGGAAAAATTTTATGGGCGCTAAACATGAAAAAAGATTCGTATCCTTATTTGATTTGCATGACAGTTTCAGGCCTGATCTTTATTTTCCTTTTCTTCTGGTGGCGGGCAGATATTTACAGGGTCACGTTTCTTAATCAGAGTATATCCCACTATTACATTCTGTTTAGCATGGGAATAGCTTTTCTGTTATCTCTGTTTTGGGTTAAGAAGGGGATAGTAAAACAAAGCGGCTGGAAGAGTCTGTCAGCATACCTTAAGGTTTATGCAGGGATGTGCATATTTGCTGGATTTTTTCTGATTATACCTCTTACAACACTAACTTATTTTTTGCCTGGAGATACATCGTCTTATGTTGCACCGTATCGGTATACTTCCGGTAGTTCAAAAAGTTGTTCTGGAGCTGAGGTGGATGACCCCGATCTACATGAGAATATTCGCATTTGCTATCCGTATGGCAATTATGAGTACGATAATATTATCTATGTTGAAAAGAAAATTAATACATTAGGTGCGGTAGTGACATATGCACAGACCGCGCGTGATGATACTGAATGAGATAGTATATAGCGGGCAAGTTTTAGTTAATTTATCGAGGTAATATAATTTACCTCGACTCGTTTACTCTGGTATTAATATTTCGCTTTACGATCGATTTTTATCTGATGATATCATGCGGTTTTCATATACTGACTTACTGTCTTTTCTCCGTTAGCGATTTTCTCCTGCTCAGCGATGATTTTATCTTTGGCTTCTAGTTAATTTCGCTCACTTCGAACCTCTCTGTTTACTGATAAGTTCCAGATCCTCCTGGCAACTTGCACAAGTCCGACAACCCTGAACGGCCAGGCGTCTTCGTTCATCTATCGGATCGCCACACTCACAACAATGAGTGGCAGATATAGCCTGGTGGTTCAGGCGGCGCATTTTTATTGCTGTGTTGCGCTGTAATTCTTCAATTTCTGATGCTGAATCAATGATGTCTGCCATCTTTCATTAATCCCTGAATTGTTGGTTAATACGCTTGAGGGTGAATGCGAATAATAAAAAAGGAGCCTGTAGCTCCATGATGATTTTGTTTTTCATGCTCACCGTTCCTTAAAGACGCCGTACAGCATGCTGATATGAGACAATGTTGATTCATTAAGTTGATTCCAGACTTCCTTTGGTAAAAGCTTGTATCAGTCTGTTTGCTGCTGCTTTCTGCGCTGCCACATTGGCAATAACAGATAGTTTTTCCTGGCTGGCTTTCGTGCAGATCCCCGCCCAGTTATCCATCAGAAAAAAATCCTCTCTTTCTGCAGAGCTGGTAGTTGCACATAGTTTTTCGATCATAGAAGTTATTTCTGCGATGGAATGATTAACCATCATCTGTTGAACCGCAAAACCGAAAGCGTTAATCATTACTCCATGGAACTGAATATAATCGCGCTTGTACGTAGCGTGGTGTACACCATGTCGGATTGAGTCAATCTGAGTTAGTGTAATCCATGCCTCCCAGACAGATTCTATATATCCCATTTCAAGTTGTTGATTGCCGTTCCTGGCGAACTTTGACGTTGCATCAGTGAGTGCCTTGAAACTCACCCACATATTACTTTTTAATGGCACTACGTTGTGTTCAAAATCGGTTATATCGGCAAATACAGTATGTTGGGTCAGGAAGGATATCATTCCCTGAGCAATATCATCCCGGCCGTTATACGCCATATTGATGGTCGCTGATGGCTTAGAAACGTTGTTATTTATGTCCGAAAAGAACTGCTGCCGGGTTTTTAGCGGCAGATTCATTGTAAGCATCATGGGAACCATGAGCGTTGATGGGGAACTTCGGCAAAATATCTCAATGCCAGCTGCACGATGTTGACCATCAAAAAGTTTTATTTCGGCGTCGAGGGGAATTCTGGCTATACCAACATTTGTGTTGCCAAACGGTACAAATTCTATATTCGAATCACAGTTACCTACGAGAGGGGGAATGATAAAAGGCTCATTTCTTGAGTCTGCGTTAGTGAGATAATTTAAAAATTTTCGTACTCGATTTGGATTAATTTCTCGCTGAGAGCGTGCCAGTGTATGGCCGTAATTATCTGAAGCGAGGAAACGAGCCAGCGATCTTCCTGGTATGGTAAGGAAGAGTGTAACAGTACCACCCTGTACACCTTGCGATGCCGGAAATTCGAATGAATGATTACCAACCTGACTCATATATCCTCCTGTTTATTATTTATCTTCTCAGCCAGCCGCTGTGCTTTCAGTGGATTTCTGATAACAGAAAGGCCGGGAAATACCCAGCCTCGCTTTGTAATGGAGTAGATGAAAGTGATCGCGCCTACCCGGATATTATCGTGAGGATGCTTCATCGCCATTGCTCCCCAAATACAAAACCAATTTCAGCCAGTGCCACGTCCATTTTTTCGATGAACTCCGGCACCATCTCGTCAAAATTCGCCATGTACTTTTCATTCCGCTCAATCACGACATAATGCAGGCCTTCACGCTTCATACGCGGGTCATAGTTGGCAAAGTACCAGGCATCTTTTCGCGTCACCCACATGCTGTACTGCACCTGGGCCATGTAAGCCGATTTTATGGCCTCGAAACCACCGAGCCGGAACTTCATGAAATCCCGGGAGGTAAACGGGCATTTCAGCTCAAGGCCGTTGCCGTCACTGCATAAACCATCGGGAGAGCAGGCGGTGCGCATACTTTCGTCGCGATAGATGATCGGGGATTCAGTAACATTCACGCCGGAAGTAAACTCAAACAGGGCTCTGGCGTCATTCTCGTACTGTTTTCCCCAGGCCAGCGCCTTAGCATTAACTTCCGGAGCCACACCGGTGCAAACCTCAGCCAGCAGGGTGTGGAAGTAGGACATTTTCATGTCAGGCCACTTCTTTCCTGAGCGGGGCTTTGCTATCACGTTGTGAACTTCTGAAGCGGTGATGACGCCGAGCCGTAATTTGTGCCATGCATCATCCCCCTGTTCGACAGCTCTCACGTCGATCCCGGTACGCTGCAGGATAATGTCCGGTGTCATGCTGCCACCTTCTGCTCAGTGGCTTTCTGTTTCAGGAATCCAAGAGCTTTTACTGCTTCGGCCTGTGTCAGTTCTGACGATGCGCGAATGTCGCGGCGAAATATCTGGGAACAGAGCGGCAATAAGTCGTCATCCCATGTTTTGTCCAGGGCAATCAGCAGAGTGTTAATCTCCTGCATGGTTTCATCGTTAACCGGAGTGATGTCGCGTTCCGGCTGGCGTTCTGCAGTGTATGCGGTATTTTCGACAATGCGCTCGGCTTCATCCTTGTCATAGATACCAGCAAATCCGAAGGCCAGACGGGCACACTGAATCATGGCTTTATGCCGTAACATCCGTTTGGGATGCGACTGCCACGGCCCCGTGATTTCTCTGCCTTCGCGGGTTTTGAATGGTTCGCGGCGGCATTCATCCATCCATTCGGTAACGCAGATTGGATGATTACGGTCCTTGCGGTAAATCCGGCATGTACAGGATTCGTTGTCCTGCTCAAAGTCCATGCCATCAAACTGCTGGTTTTCATTGATGATGCGGGACCAGCCATCAACGCCCACCACCGGAACGATGCCGTTCTGCTTATCAGGGAAGGCGTAAATTTCTTTCGTCCACGGATTAAGGCCGTACTGGTTGGCGACGATCAGCAATGCGATGAACTGCGCATCGCTGGCATCGCCTTTAAATGCCGTCTGGCGAAGAGTGGTGATCAGTTCCTGTGGGTCGACAGAATCCATGCCGACACGTTCAGCCAGCTTCCCAGCCAGCGTTGCGAGTGCTGTACTCATCCGTTTTATACCTCTGAATCAATATCAACCTGATGGTGAGCAATGGTTTCAACCATGTACCGGATGTGTTCTGCCATGCGCTCCTGAAACTCAACATCGTCATCAAATGCACGGGTAATGGCTTTTTTGCTGGCCCCGCAGCGTTGTAAATGATCGATGCAGAGCGATTCAAACAAATGCTGGGGCAGGCCTTTTTCCATGTCGTCTGCCAGTTCTGCCTCTTTCTCTTCACGGGCGATCTGCTGGTAGTGACGCGCCCAGCTCTGAGCCTCAAGACGATCCTGAATGTAATAAGCGTTCATGGCTGAACTCCTGAAAATGGCTGTGAAAATATCGCCCGCGAAATGCCAGGCTGATTAGGAAAACAGGAAAGGGGATTAGCGATTCAGGCCGTTACCGCGTCCGTCGAGAAAAACTTCCACGAGCAAATCACGGGTATAAGTGCGCTCGATGCCGCGATGCAGATAAAGCCGTCCGCGTAAATTAGCTGATGCAGTCCAGGTACCATCTTTGTGTTTGACCAGCATTCCTGGCATGACCGCGCCGCGATTAACGGTCTGCGTTCCGTAATGTTGATGAACCATAAAAACTCCTGCCCGTAAGCTGGGCTGCTGAACATATAGAGACTTCTGCGCGTATTCAGGCGGTGGATGGCCGCCGGTTGTCATAACTAAGCCGCCTCGTTGAAGCGACTAAGGTATGAAATGTTGAGTTGATTTCAGCTGGTCACACCGACGTTCACGCGTCCGTTTCACCCCTCGCACTCCCCGAAGCCTGCTGAAATTCAAACTGCGGATCTAAGCGGTCATCGCAACGGTGAATCAGGTGGTTGCCGTATCGTTGTGTTGTTGCGATGAACTTATTTAAAACTATAGTTGTTTTACCGTCAACAACAAAAGTTGTTTTATTGGTTGTTTTAGATATAACTGGTTGTATTTAGGATGGATTTATTTTGTGACTTGAATCGCATAGCGATAACTGAAGCGAGGTTATGGTGGTTTTTTTAACGGTGTGTGTGATGAGGGGAGGGCAAAAGAAAACCCGGCACGGTGACCGGGATTCTTACGCCGTTAGGTAAAGATATTATTGCGGTGGCTTAATATTACTACCTAGAGCAAAGATAGGAATTAGTTCTTTACTGAATGAGCACAATGCCCAGTTGATAATTTTTAATTGGTACTACCCATGCTTCCTATATGTCTGCGGCATGCTCCCAATAACCTTACCGAAGATGAACACCCGGTTCATCTCGTCTTTCTCGATCGGGTCCCACGGTGAGTAGCTTTTGTTATCAGAGATGACCAGCAGCTTATCCTTCATCATTTGCAGGCGCTTTACATGGGCTGTGTCGTCGTACAGAAACGCATAGATACCATCACCGTCGAAAGATTTAACTGTGATATCAACGAACAGCAGATCACCTGGTTCGATCGTTCCTGACATGCTGTCACCACGCACGTTAATGATGCGGATATTTTCCGCCTTCCTACCATCGAACATATGACGAGCATCGTCAAACGAGTACTCAACCGAGCGTAGAACTTCTACAAACTCACGGTTGATGACTCCCGGCCCAGCACTGACTTCTATATCAAGAACGTCAATCTTGAAGTATTTGGAATGGCTGACAGTTGATTGTATTGGTTGCACTGTACTGTCTGACATATTTCCAACGCCAGAAGATAACCATTCTGCGCGCACACCCAAAGCGTTCGCGATCTCCACGATTTTAGTTGTTTGATTAGCTTTCCCTGTTTCGATTTTCTGAATAGCAGCTTGGCTAACCCCGACCAAATCCCCAAGCGCCTTTTGTGTAAGGCCTCGCGCTAATCTGGCTTCTTTAAGTCTTTCTGAGAGTGTTGTTTTCATAGTCCAAATGTACAACCAAGGTTTTATTCCATCAAACGAAAATGGTTGTTGACTAAAAACAACCATAGTTTTAATCTTGATTCAAATTAACCACGGAGGTTGTTATGAACCCAGCTATCAAAACAGCGATCAATATCGTTGGTTCACAAAAGAAACTGGGCGCTGCTTGCGAAGTTTCACAGCAGGCCGTCTATAAGTGGCTTCACAACAAAGCAAAGGTATCCCCTGAACATGTCGGCAGCATTGTTACGGCTACTGGTGGAGTAGTGAAGGCATACCAGATTCGCCCGGATCTTCCGAAGTTGTTTCCACACACCGAAAAGAACGCAGCTTAAATTTCCATTTCACGCTCTTTAACAATAAGCAATCAACTTAACAGTCAATTCAAACTAAAGGAGTCAATTATGCAACCACTTACATACCAACAGACTAGCGGATTTAGCCCGACTGCGGTGATAAATCGTTCTCAAACAAAACAGGTGCCAGGCCACGAAAAAATCCGTGATGCCGTCCGCGCCTGGTCGGCTGAAGATAATCAGGATGTCGTTGCCGCACTCATTGTGAATGAGTATCGAGCACAGGGCGGCGGCACTATCGATTTTTCTGATGATGTCAGTCGTGCACGCCAGAAGCTGTTCCGCTTTCTCGATAACAAATTCGATTCTGAAAAATACCGAAATAACGTGCGTGAACTGACTCCAGCAATTCTGGCAGTACTACCGCTGAAATATCGCGGCCACCTGGTTGAGCAGGATAGCTTCATGGCTCGGCTGGCTGAAATGGAAAAGGAACTCAGTGAGGCAAAACAGGCTGTCATTCTCAACGCACCACGCCACCAGAAACTGAAGGAAATTAGTGAAGGTATTGTGTCGATGTTTCGTGTGGACCCAGATCTGGCTGGTCCATTGATGGCGATGGTTACTACCATGCTGGGGGCGATATGACAGGTTCAGAAATGGCGAAAGCCGGTCTGCTGGAACAGAACCGACTTTCAGGTGCAAATCGTAACACACTCATTGCGGGAGGAATTATGGCAAACACTGCTGAGATATTCAATTTTCCAGTGCCGGATGCGGCACAAAAGGAGCCGCGCGTGGCAGATCTCGATGATGGTTATACGCGCATTGCAAATGAGTTGCTGGAAGCTGTGATGCTGGCCGGATTAACACAGCACCAGCTTCTGGTCTTCCTAGCTGTCATGCGCAAAACATATGGCTTTAATAAAAAACTGGATTGGGTGAGCAACGAGCAACTGTCCGAATTGACCGGGATATTGCCGCACAAGTGTTCTGCTGCAAAAAGTGTTCTGGTAAAGCGTGGGATTTTGATTCAGAGCGGGCGGAATATCGGTATTAATAATGTGGTCAGTGAATGGTCAACATTACCCGAATCAGGTAAGAAAAATAAAGTTTACCTGAAAGAGGTAAATTTACCTGAATCAGGTAAGAAAAGTTTACCCAAATCAGGTAAAGGCGTTTACCCGAATCAGGTAAACACAAAAGACAAACTAACAAAAGACAATATAAAACCTTTTTCGTCCGAGAATTCTGGCGAATCCTCTGACCAACCAGAAAACGATCTTCCTGTGGTGAAACCAGATGCTGCAATTCAGAGCGGCAGCAAGTGGGGGACAGCAGAAGACCTGACCGCCGCAGAGTGGATGTTTGACATGGTGAAGACCATCGCGCCATCAGCCAGAAAACCGAATTTTGCAGGGTGGGCTAACGATATCCGCCTGATGCGTGAACGTGACGGACGTAACCACCGCGACATGTGTGTGCTGTTCCGCTGGGCATGCCAGGACAACTTCTGGTCCGGTAACGTGCTAAGTCCGGCCAAACTCCGCGACAAGTGGACCCAACTCGAAATCAACCGTAACAAGCAACAGGCAGGCGTGACAGCTAGCAAACCAAAACTCGACCTGACAAACACAGACTGGATTTACGGGGTGGATCTATGAAAAACATCGCCGCACAGATGATTAACTTTGACCGTGAGCAGATGCGTCGGATCGCCAACAACATGCCGGAACAGTACGACGAAAAGCCTCAGGTACAGCAGGTAGCGCAGATCATCAATGGTGTGTTCAGCCAGTTACTGGCAACTTTCCCGGCGAGCCTGGCTAACCGTGACCAGAATGAACTGAACGAAATCCGCCGCCAGTGGGTTCTGGCTTTCCGGGAAAACGGGATCACCACAATGGAACAGGTTAACGCTGGAATGCGCGTAGCCCGTCGGCAGAATCGACCATTTCTGCCATCACCCGGGCAGTTTGTTGCATGGTGCCGGGAAGAAGCATCCGTTATCGCCGGACTGCCAAACGTCAGCGAGCTGGTTGATATGGTTTACGAGTATTGCCGGAAGCGAGGCCTGTATCCGGATGCGGAGTCTTATCCGTGGAAATCAAACGCGCACTACTGGCTGGTTACCAACCTGTATCAGAACATGCGGGCCAATGCGCTTACTGATGCGGAATTACGCCGTAAGGCCGCAGATGAGCTTGTCCATATGACTGCGAGAATTAACCGTGGTGAGGCGATCTCTGAACCAGTAAAACAACTTCCTGTTATGGGCGGTAGACCTCTAAATCGTGCACAGGCTCTGGCGAAGATCGCAGAAATTAAAGCTAAGTTCGGACTGAAAGGAGCAAGTGTATGACGGGCAAAGAGGCAATTATTCATTACCTGGGGACGCATAAGAGCTTCTGTGCACAGGACGTTGCCGCGGTAACAGGCGCAACCGTAACCAGCATAAATCAGGCTGCGGCTAAAATGGCGCGGGCAGGAATCCTGGTCGTTGATGGTAAGGTCTGGCAAACGGTGTATTACCGGTTCGCTACCAGAGAAGAACGGGAAGGAAAGGTGAGCACGAATCTGATTTTTAAGGAGTGTCGCCAGAGTGCCGCGATGAAACGCGTATTGAGGGTATATAAAAGAACATCAATGGGTACACAATGATGAAACAGGTGAGTTGATTTCAAACTGTAGTACAATTCTCTCCAGTTTGAACAGGAAAGAATATGCTATGAACCCTTATATTTATCTTGGTGGTGCAATACTTGCAGAGGTCATTGGTACAACCTTAATGAAGTTTTCAGAAGGTTTTACACGGTTATGGCCATCTGTTGGTACAATTATTTGTTATTGTGCATCATTCTGGTTATTAGCTCAGACGCTGGCTTATATTCCTACAGGGATTGCTTATGCTATCTGGTCAGGAGTCGGTATTGTCCTGATTAGCTTACTGTCATGGGGATTTTTCGGCCAACGGCTGGACCTGCCAGCCATTATAGGCATGATGTTGATTTGTGCCGGTGTGTTGGTTATTAATTTATTGTCACGAAGCACACCACATTAAAAATAATTTGTTTCTAAACGACTAAAATATGGAGGCTCTTATATTTATATGAGCCTCGTTTTATGCTTTTTGTTAATGTCTTTATTTTTTTATGTATTCTTTTGTGCTTTCAAGATTATGGCGTAAGAAAATTGCAATACGATTATTGTTGTATATTCAAGATAATGTGACCTTAATTGTCTTTTTAAATAAAAATTAAACAAAAATTATATCTCACCACTAAGGTTTATAAAAGCATACGTTAGCAGGTGTCACCATGAAAAAAGCCATAGCATATATGCGATTTTCATCACCAGGTCAGATGTCTGGCGACTCATTAAACCGACAGAGAAGACTTATTGCTGAATGGTTAAAGGTAAATAGTGATTATTATCTTGATACCATAACATATGAAGATTTAGGATTAAGTGCATTCAAAGGAAAGCATGCACAATCAGGAGCTTTTTCGGAATTTTTAGATGCTATAGAGCATGGTTATATATTGCCAGGAACTACATTGTTAGTTGAAAGTCTGGACAGACTTTCAAGAGAAAAAGTCGGTGAAGCGATTGAGCGTCTGAAATTGATTTTGAATCACGGTATTGATGTTATAACTCTTTGCGATAATACAGTCTATAATATTGACTCTTTGAATGATCCATATTCATTAATAAAAGCCATACTTATAGCACAAAGGGCAAATGAAGAAAGCGAGATAAAGTCAAGTCGGGTTAAATTATCATGGAAGAAAAAACGGCAGGATGCACTGGAGTCAGGCACGATTATGACGGCGTCTTGTCCGAGATGGCTCTCCTTAGATGACAAAAGAACGGCTTTTGTTCCAGACCCCGACAGGGTGAAAACTATTGAGCTAATTTTTAAACTCAGGATGGAAAGGCGCTCATTGAATGCAATAGCCAAGTATTTAAATGATCATGCTGTAAAGAATTTCTCAGGAAAAGAAAGTGCATGGGGACCTTCTGTAATTGAAAAATTATTAGCGAATAAAGCTCTGATAGGTATATGCGTACCTTCATATCGTGCAAGAGGTAAAGGAATAAGTGAAATCGCTGGCTATTATCCCAGAGTCATATCAGATGATTTGTTTTACGCTGTGCAGGAAATTCGGTTGGCACCTTTTGGTATTAGCAATAGTAGCAAAAACCCTATGTTGATAAATCTACTTCGAACAGTTATGAAGTGCGAGGCTTGTGGTAATACCATGATTGTTCATGCGGTATCTGGAAGTTTGCATGGCTATTATGTTTGTCCGATGAGAAGACTGCATCGATGTGACAGGCCATCAATAAAGAGAGATTTGGTTGATTATAATATCATTAATGAGTTGCTTTTTAATTGTAGTAAAATCCAACCAGTTGAAAACAAGAAAGATGCTAATGAAACTTTAGAGTTGAAAATTATTGAGCTCCAGATGAAAATTAATAATTTAATTGCTGCATTATCTGTTACGCCTGAAGTTACCGCTATAGCAGAAAAAATCAGAGTATTAGATAAGGAATTACGAAGGGCTTCTGTATCATTAAAAACTTTGAAGAGTAAAGCGGTGAGCTCACTTGGTGATTTTCATGCTATTGACTTAACCAGTAAAAATGGGCGAGAGCTATGTCGTACACTTGCCTATAAAACATTCGAAAAAATCATAATCAATACAGATAATAAAACCTGTGATATCTATTTTATGAATGGCATTGTTTTTAAACACTATCCTTTAATGAAAACAATATCCGCCCAGCAGGCGATAAGTACTCTCAAATATATGGTTGATGGTGAGGTTTATTTTTGAGTAATAATCACTTTTTCAACCGTGCTATAGTAAGAAAGTTAGGTAAGTACAATAAAATTATCTATCCTGAACGAAGCGTCCTGAGCTATGGTTTTACTATAGGGACTGCCAATGGATGCTGGCGTTCTCGTTCTAGCAGTTCAACAATCCCCAATCACAAAACAATTCACTGATAACGAACTTTGCACACTCGCCTGGTTATGGCGAGCAGGGAATGTGATGTTAATTGCCTACCAGAACGTTACTCATCTTCTTCAGGATGCGGAGCATGGTGAAGCTGGTTGA